GCCCCCTAAAGGGCGCCCGATACCTTATATGGTATCACAGATAATACCCCTTGCACCGGCCCGGAGACGGGTACTTAGGTTTTCAACCAGACTACAGGAGGTACATAGATGTACCGAACGTTTGACAAACCGGACAAAACGGTGACATTAAATGCCGTCACTTCGGGATGTCTCTCGCCCTGGAGCTATACCGTTACTACGCAGAGAGTCACTGGAATGGCATCGGGGCAACCCGTGCCACAGTACTTTCGTAAGCGTAAACGCGGTGAGCTTATCCCGTTTACAGCCTTTGCACGCGTCGACTCTACATGGACCGGCGGTTGGTGGAGATACCAAATCTTCCAGCCGTCCGTGTGTGGAGTCGGTCAACCCGTCGGCAAGTCGACTAGTATGTTCAACTTGACGCTCGGAGTTGTGCGAACGAGCGATTATCTGCTCGAAGAGGCTCGGGAATACCTTGCTGAGACCGATGCACTGGTCAATGACGCTATCGCAGCCCTAGGTGGTCGGTTTGACGTCCTTACGTTCCTTGCGGAACTTCGGGAGTCGGCCGATATGCTTTTGGGCCTCGGAGGACGCGTGCGCAAGCACATGTCCAAGAAACCGAACGCAGATAGCGCAGCAAGTGTCTGGTTGGAGTGGCGATTCGGCTGGCGTCCCCTGTATGCAGATCTCGATGCTATCGTAGATCTGCTTAACAGGAATCACGCTCGTCCGAAGATCGAACACGTCTTTAGACGGAAGAGCCTGGAGAAATCCATCACGACCGATCCAATCACCTCGGTGAGCGACGGTCAAGGCTCGTCCACGACGTGGGCGTTTACAGAGAAATGGGATGTTCGCTTGAACGGGCACGCTGCCGGTTTGGCCGCGTACTTTGACAAGCATAACACCTTTACTCTGCCTGCAGTTACTGCCTGGGAACTTGTCCCGTACAGCTTTGTACTTGATAAAGTTCTCGATGTTGGTAGCTGGATACAGGCGATGTCGGTAGCCTTGTTGGCACCTAAGTCTGCACTGACCAGCTCTGGTGGGGTTAATGTACAATTCCGCCAGGAGGCCTCGGTAATTTCTACAACGCCGGGACCTACGCTAGCATCATTTAAGGTAGCAGGGGGACACCGTCAACTTGCAACGGTGAACCTACGCCAACCCAAAGGTGCTTCATTTCCCAGTTTCGACTGGGATGTGTCGGCAAAAGACATCATTGATGTCATAGCCTTACTTATCCAACGCTTATATCGCCTCCTTAAGTAAGAGGAATGATGAGCACGTGACCTAAGAGGACTTAGTCATGGCTGCGATGACCACTGGTCTTACGCAACGCAACGACCGGGATAACTCTCGGACGTACACGGTGGACGGTCATACCGTTCAGAAGCCCCTCCTTCTCACCCAGAAACGGGTAGAGGGACAAATTGGCGGCCCGTCGGCAAAAGACACCTTCGTTATTACACAAGGTGTCGAAGATTCCGACGGTGCCGTCTTGGCCAGCAAGGGTTATGTCGAGATTATACATAGGCGCCCGATCGAAGAGATCAGTGCCGACTCGGCTGCTCGTCTTGCGCTGGTACTGGACCTGGTGAACTCGGATGAGTTCGCTGCAGTCTGGACCAGCCAGAATTACCTCGAGTAGGGGTACTTCTGATGACGACTCGGAAACGCGATGGTTATAGCGTCCCGGGCACTAGTAGCTGGATGGCTGCTAAGTGCTACTTGCTGGACTACCCACTGGAGTCTAAGGATCTAGAGAATCGGATCCTTGGAGCGCTCCGGGCGCGCGATTTAAAAGTCGTCGCGTCCGCCACGGAGGGAGTGTGTAACAAGACTCCCGACTTCGTCAAGTGTCGCCAAGTAGAGGCTTTCTTTAAGAAGTCTTCTGCTTTTGTCGACGAAACGCGCTGCACTTCCGCAGCTCTCGAAGGATTTGAGAGGGCGGAGCGTGTTTGTCGTATCACCAATAGGCGGTTACTACACTATGGTACGCATCGGGATCGGATAGACCCGGTGCTCCAAGGTGCAATTGACCGAATGGCCGAAGATATCCGGCTAGTCCTAGGTGATGTGGGCGGAGTTTTGGATGAGGTGCCCAACCTCATGAGCGTTACTGGAGGTGCGACTGAAGACCGTTCTAGACGACGGGCCCTACCCTTCCTAAAAATATCTGGGAAGTTACGTGCCCCTCGTTCCACATGGCCTTTAATCCAAGCTTATCTCACCTGGATTGGTGCTGAAAGCAAGGATGTCCGTTTCCTCAGCTGTGAGACAAATCGCGTTGAGCTTGTTCCGAAGAATTGGAAAACTCACCGCATCATAGCTGCGGAACCCAGTGCACTAATGCCATTCCAACTAGCTGTCGACCGGTTAATCCGGCGTCGGCTACTAAAATGGCGCGTTGATCTCCGTAAGCAGGAAGTGAACCAAGAACTGGCCCGCGAGGGTTCGGTCGATGGTTCGTTCTGCACGGTGGATCTTCGCAGTGCATCAGATGCGTTGGCCTTAAACGCCGTCGCTCTGTTAGTGCCACCTTCGTGGTATCGTCTCCTGATGATGCTACGATCCCCAATGTATCGGGGGGCCGCTGGAAACGGTACGTATGCGAAGTATGCGTCGATGGGTAACGGACTTACGTTCGTCCTTGAAACGTTAATCTTCGCTGCTGCCGTACGGGCAACTGGTGCGCAGCGGTACGCGGTCTACGGAGACGATATTGTCCTCCCTACTGATCGCTACGCGCTTTTGGAGCGCATCTTAAACTTCCTAGGCTTTTCCGTTAACAACGACAAGACATTCGTCGATGGCCCATTTCGGGAGTCGTGCGGAGCTGACTGGCGTGAAGGGATAAATGTAACCCCCTTCTATGTCCGGTCTGAACCGACTTCGGCCCCAACGTGGTGCCATTATGTTAACGGGCTTGTGACTCTGGGTTACCCTGGGTCACATTTATGGGCGCTAGCACGCAAGCATATAAAAGACTTGCGGTTGCCGCTCGTGCCGGAGAATTCCGACACGATGTCTGGGGTCTTTATTGATCCTCGGACAGCTTATAGCCTGGGAATTGTACGGAGCAGAATCTCCACAAAGCCGACTCGGCGCCTGCGAAGGCGTGTACGAGTTCAGGGGAAGACCAAGTCCATCTGGTCGACTCCCGGCGTTGGAGATCGCAGTCTGATTAGCCCGTGGATGCCCGTTTTCAAGGGGTTCCAACCCCGAGGACATCTGCGAGCGAATGCCGGTTGGCGGCCTTACCTTCTTTGGTTTATCGAAGGGGGCGGCAGCAGGTCGGCAGAGACTGCGTACGGGTCGTATAACGACCTCAAGCTTTGGGCAAGTCTTGAGCCCGAAGTGCTTTCGTACACCATGTGGGCTACGGGTAAGTGTTGGCGCCAGCGGAGCTGGTGCCGATACACCCCAGTCGCCGTGTCACGGGTCAGAATGCAATTGGTATTCGCATTCACTGAAGAACTCCGCCTTATGAGCTGAGTGTCAGGACCCTGTTCCACAAGGGGCGAGTATAAAGGATGACTCATTGGGAG